ACCTCGTTCTTTTTAGAAATAATCAAATGAGACATAACCCATAAGTTTCACCTATGGGTATTTATTCGATCATTTTAAACTTCCATTCTAAAACAATCCTATACAAAAAATTCTTCAAATATTCAAGTCTCTCTTGCTCAGTTGGATGACCACCAGGCCATTTCTCATAACGATATTTGACAGAATCGTATATAAGATACAAATCATCTATACCAAATTGAAGTTCTACAAATGGTAAATCTTCATTAAATTCGTCCTCTTGATAGGACCATTCATCATCGTTCATTAGAATCCTGCCTGGAATTTTTGCCATTCAATAGCATTTTTAATCTGATAAGTTCTGTTTGCGATTGTTTTAATGATTTCTTCCAAAAACTTTAGTTCGACATCATAATATTTAATTTTCATATCAATAGTATTTAACTTATCATCTGCTTCCAGATACCTCTGTAATGCATCTTTTTCTCTAATTTTATATGGGAATGGTTCTTCGGCATAAACCTCTACTGGTGCCTTTCCTGTGTAGTAATTATGCCGTTCCAATTTTACTTTGCTATAAGTCTCTCTTGCCCTTTCTCTTAACAAAGTAATGGTATTATAGACAGTATAATACTTTGAATGTAATTGTGGAATTTTTAGTGATTCATCATGTAGATTATCTGGATCTATGTGGGAATCTTTTTCCCACATCTCCTGAATTTTTTCAAGATTCATAAGGGAGTTCTTCCATCAGAAGATAGTATATTGTAGATAGTATACTTGAAAGTCACCTCTGCTGTAAAGTAGTTTACATCATTTTCATTTGCCTCAAAATCTAAAGATGTGAGAAACACTGGAAATAAATCTTTAAATTTTACAATAGCAACATTTCTAAAATTGCTATTCAATATATGAAGACTGCCATCGGAGAATTGATTATTTTCATCTTTTTCATCATTTTCAGTGGTTATTAAATCTTTATATTGTTGTAAAGATTCTGGAGATCCTAATCCAGTCAACCAGTTATGAATTTTCATATAATTTTCAAGATTTTCATCAACTAAAAATCTGAGCGAAAAATCCCCATATTGTAATTTGTCTCCTGGAACATCAATGTTCTTTAAATATGAGGGTTGTAATGTCGTACCTAAACTAATATCTGGTATTCTTGCCGAATTGCAGAAAAAAGAAACTTTCGGTTCTTTTGCCAAAGTAAATTTAAAACCAATTGGCGATAAAAAATTCCTATTCCCTATCTGATTGTCAAAAGCAGATGCCATTGTTTTTATTTGTATTTAGATAAAAAAAGAGGGGTCCGAAGACCCCTCTGAAAACCATGTGAAAATGGATCACATGAGGTTCTGAACACGAACTCTTCTGTAGTAACGGTTACGGTTAGCGGTAACAGCATGGGTTGGGCTGTTAGTAGCACCATCGTTAGCAAATGGGTTGGCAACGATTCCGTAACGGGTCTTGAATCCGATCTTAGGCTGGAAGGTGTTCTCTCCAACAGCACGAACCATCTGAAGAGGAACGTATGGGCAATAGAACAGACCTGCGTCATAAGGTGAAGAACCCTTATAACCAGCAACGTAGTACTGAGCACCATTGCCTGCAGCACCAGTGTTAGCAGAATAAGGATCGATGTATACACGATACTTACCAGCAAGTACACCAGCGAAGGTGTTACCGGTGTCATCAACGTTAAGGTTAGCGTTGAGTGCAGGGGTGTAATCGAGTACGCCTGCCATGGTCAGTGCGGAAGCAACGTCTGCAGAGCAGAGGATCATGTTGCCCTTCCCTCTACGAGTTCTTTGTGCGATTGCGTTCGCATCTCTCTCGATTTGGAAGATAAGACCCTTGAACTTCTCAACACTCCAGCGTCCGTTGGAGTCAACGTCGAGGTCGAAAGTACCAGCAGAAGCAACGTTGTCCTGAGCACCAGATTCAGCAGCCTTATAGATGGTTCTGATGACTTCGCGGTTGATCTCAGCCAGAATCTCTGTAGAGAGAATGTTGGCGAGTTCTGCTTCAGCATTCAGACCATGGATTGCCTTGAGGTCTTGTGCCAGTTCCAGGGAGTACTCTGCCTTGAGTGCTCTGGATTGTGCAGTAACGGTGACCTTCTCGATTGAGAATGCCATCTCGTTGAAATCTCTGCCGTTACCACGTCCGAGATCTTCCGAATCACCAGTTGCCATTCCGACACCAGTGTTATAATTTCCGGATGCGTTCAGAACTGCAGGGTTGTTTTGACCTGAAGTCGATTCGGTAGTACCAATACCAGAAGCGGTGAAGTTAACATCACTAGCACCAGAGAACTTGGTATCTGCTTCGTCGAACAGTGCTTCGGAACCAGCCTGTGAAGTGTACTTCGAACGCATCGCGAAGATGAGTCCAGTAGGACCATTCATTGGTTGAACGCCAGCGAGGTCATAAGCGACCAGGTTAGGCATAGAACGTCTGATCAGGGAGATCAGAACAGGGTCAAAACCAGCAACAGTTTGACCACCAGATCCGGTGAAACCGGTTGATGCACCAGCAGCGTTAGCAACTGAAGGAGCTTCTCCGAGGAATTCCTTTTCCTCACGGAGCATTTTTTCTTGGTTCTCCAGGAGAACTGCGGTTACCATTCTCTTATGAGCATCTTTGATGCTACCGAGACCCTCATGGTTGAGGATAGGTGCCCACTTCTCCTGCAGGGATTCTACATTGAGACCTTGCATTTGAATTTTACCTCTTAAAAAAGTTTTAGTTTGACTTATGATTTAAAAATCACTTTTTAGAGACTCTAGTTAAAGTGGAAAGATATGATTCCATCAATGGAGATACTGAATCGTAAGTAGTTTCAGCAGTCTCTTCGGAAACATTTTCCGTTTCGTCTCTTTGAGTACCAGTTGATGAGAAATAAGAATTTCTCAGAGTTACCAGTTTCTCACGATAGGTGTCTTCACTATCAAACTCAACATTTTCGGCAAGAGAAGCGAGTTTTTCCTTCTGTGAAAGTGCCAGACCTTCGCAGACCTCGGAGAAGATTACATCAGCAACCGACTCGGCTAATCTTTGATTTAAAGCAATATTAGACTTAATTTGCTCGTTGAGTTTATCTTCCATCTCATCTAATTTCTCTACCATAGTAGAGAGTACATCATATTTCTCTTCAGGGATAGTTACATAATGTTCTTCAAAAAGACTCTTCATTCCGGTGAGGAATGATTCAGTCATTTCAGTCTTGAGTCCGTGCTCAACAGCGAGTTGATTTTCGGTCAACCACTCTTCAGCAACATACTCAAGATATGCATCAACTCTATCGGTCAGTTCTTCTTTAATAGAAACAACTTTTTCTTCAAGAGTTTGATCGTATTTTGCAGATAATTCTTCTTTGATTTCTGCAACTTTTGCTTTGATAGCAGTTTCGAAGATAGTGCGTGCTTTTTCTTGGAATTCCTCAGAAAGTTCTTCACCAGCAAGAAGTGCTTCAACATCTTCTTCGATGTTGTATTCTGCTTCAGGTGCTTCTTCTTCCTCTGCAACAACTTCTGCTTCTTCTGTAGATTCCTCTTCGGATACTACTTCTTCAGCAGATGCGGTGGTCTCTTCCTCTTCAACTACTTCGCCTTCGACTTCTTCTTCTTCCTTCATACCCTTAGGCATAGGATCTGCTTTACCAGCACCTCGGTTCACAATATCTTTGACAGTTGCGATCTTAGGTTCTGATAATTTTGCAGAATCGTCATCTGCTTTATAGTTTTCTGGGGTTGGGCCACCGAGATCTTCCACTGCAGGTTGCCCAGGTGTTGAATGGGACAACTTTTGCATTGGTTCAGCTGCAGCAGCACCTTTGGTTACTACGTTTTCCATTTCTTGTAAATTGCTACCAACGGACATTTGATTATTAGATTTTGTATTAATCTATATTTATTTATAAATCAAAGATTTGAGAGAAATTCGTTGAATAAGTTCAACTTATGCTCTTCAAGTCTTTTTTGATCTACGAGAGTGTTAATTCTCTTCTGAGTTCTTTCTGCGAGTTGTTCACGAAGAATTCCTCCTTCCCAAACCCACTCTTTTCCTTCCATAATTCCCGAGACAAATGCATCAGGAGCAGAAGGATCGGCAACGATATCAGCAGCAGTTGCTAACATGAAATCTTCACCGACAACTTTTACACCACCACGATCTTCTTTTAAAGATCCAACACCACGAGAAGAAACTCCAAGCATTACACCTTCGTCAAGAAGAGAAGATGCAATTTTACCCATAGGTGTGTTTAAGATCTGTGCTTTACCTTTAAAATTTGATCCCTCTTTAACGAGAGAAGTAATCTTATGGGAAACTCTATCGAGGTTTACGGTAGGACCATCAGGATGACCAAGTTCTCCAAGAGCACGACCTTTTTGGACGAAAGTTTCATTATATCTATTAACCTCTCTTTCAAGAGTGTTCATTGGATACATTCTTCCATTACGGTTCTTAATATCACCTTGAAGAAATACACCTTCAATGTACAATTTTTTGCTAGAACCCTTACCTTCAGTAATGATTTTTACGTTTGAAATTTCTTCTGTGATGAGTTTCATTTTTTTAATTTGTAAATCCTACTTTAAATCCTTTAACTGTTGCAGCAGATGCTGAGATGACATCTTGAGCACCCTTCTCAAAAAATTCAACCCTATCGTCAGGTAAAGTTACTGTTGCAGTGCTAATATATCCACCAGAACTAGTCTTTGCAATACTAACAGTTGCATCAGCACCAGATAGATTTATAACTCTAACGACAGTTGCATTGTCAACAGTAGTTGCTGAATTGAGTGCAACTTCGGCACCAGTGCCAACTAATAAAGTTCTTGACATTATTCTTGATCCTCTAATTCTTGTTGACTATCAAACATTGCAGTGCTGACAGAAGGACGAATGTTTTCAATTTTTTCTGCTGCTTTTGCATACAAAACATCTTTAATTTTGTCACTAATATCGGATGCTGACTCATCAGAACCGATCAAATTTACAATTTCTTCCATGAAAATTAATAAAAGTAATATTTTCTATTTATATTTCGGCAGCTTTTCCATCTGCAGAAGTTATACCACCTTGAGATTCTAAGTCTGGTTCCATAGGAACATCACCCATCATTCCACCATCATCTGGCAGTGGTTCTCCTGTAATTGGATCAATTGAATTTGGATCTGGAATAATTCCTGCTTCAATTTCCTTCTCAATCTGTTTATCAATATCGATAATTTCTTGATCAGTTTGACGGAGAATTTTACGTCTTACAAAATCGACAGAATAATATTTACCAATATATGGTTCAATAGTTGCAAGAGTTCCAAGTCTTTCATTCATCAATTCAGACTCTTTTAATTCTGCAAACTGATTGTCATATAAGAAATCATATTGAATATGATCACTTAAAATATCCCAATCTTCTGGTGCAATAATATTTTTTAAAATCAATTGAGTCTTGAGCATATCATTAAAGAGATTTGCAAATCTCTTTCTCATTCTTCCAACAAATTTAGCAAACTTGAGTTCGTCTCTTAAAATTTCGGAAGAACGACCAAGATTGAATCCACCTTCAGCAGCAATTCTGGATTCAGGAACTCCAAGTGAACGATAAAGTTTTTTCTGGAAATATTCAATATCAGAAAGTTCGCCAAGATTTTGTCCACCAGGAAGAGTTGTAATTTCAGTTCCTCTACCACCTTCGCGGCGAGGTAACCAAAAATCTTCCATCATGGACATAAACTTGCGATCATCACGAACTTCGCCAGTGTTTGCGTTATATACCATTTTGTTACGATAACGCATCATAACATCGCGGAGATATTGTTCTGCTTTAACCTTAGGTAGGTTGCCAACATCAATATAAAAAATACGACGCTCAGGTGCGCGAGATAATCTATAGATAACCAAAGAATCCTCAATCATACGAAGTTGATTTAAGGACTTAATTGCTTTGTGCAAATAAGAAAGAACTGTTCCTTTATTTCTATCTACTAAACCAGAAGTGCAATATGTAATTGCATCTTTTGCAATTTTAATTGTTTTTTGTTTTCTTGTTCCTGCGATCGGAACATTATTCTGGGTTGATGGAGTATAAACAAAATATTCTTCGATTTCTGGATAATCTTCGTTTGTCAAACTCTCATTAGTTGACCCAGTAATCCTAAGAGGGTTTTGTTTTTTCTTTTCTTGCCTCACAAATTTCATTTTGAGAGGATCGATATATCTAAGTTCTTTAATCCCTTCTTGAGGTTTTTTAAGATCTATAACTTTATGATAATATACTCTACCATCAACATACCAATTTCTAAAAATTTCATGGCACTTTTTATCAAAGTCCATGATTTCTTTCAAATATTTAAATTCTTTTCTAATTGCATTCTTAATTTTATCACTTGCATTTACATTGGAAAGTTCAATTTCTATAGGAGAATCATAGAGGTCACTGACAATTGCTTCATTTACAACATCTTCAATAGCACCATCACATTCTGGATGGAGTGACATTTCTCTATATCTTTTAATTAAATCAGATTCAGTCCGATATACTCCCTCAATATCAATATACTGACCATAAAAACTACTCTGCAGATAATAATCTGCCCCGTCCTCATTATTTTGAGGAACGGGGGAGACTACAGATTTAGATTTTTTGTCCGCATTTTCAATAGAAAAACCAAAAAGTTTTGTCATTTTATAAGTTTAAACTTCTATATCTAATATTTATTCACTCAAATAATTCTTAATTTTAAGATCAAGAATTATCAGTCCTCAACAGTTTTTCTTTCACCAAATACTCTAGTATTTTTTTGGTCAAGTGCTTCCCACCACTGAACTTGGAATTCTACAGTGAATTCTTCAACTGCATCGGTGGTCTCATATGAAAGATCAATTTGAGAAAGATTAGTTGGGAAAACATCGTAGAATCTATACTTCCTTAAAGTTTCTCCAGCACGATCTAATTGTTTTACATATGCATCAACCATGTAGGAAGAAGGATTGACTAAACCACTTGCATCTTCATGCCTGTTGATGTGATTCATCCATCTTTCAAACCTATCCCTAAGAAGGAAACCGGTGTCATTAATAATAGTAACAGTCCATGTGTCAAATGTTCTGTCTCCAGCAACTTTTAAAATTCTTCCTCTGAATGGAATTTCAATTGGACCAATATTGGATGCTGGAAGAGCAGCACCCTTAACCATGAACCTATCAAAATCTTTTGCCCCTTCGGGAAGTGTTAACTGCAGTTGGGAATCAGATGGAAATGCTAACTCAACTTCAAATAGATTTGGTCTTGCGCCTCCACCTGTTAATTTGTTTTTAAACTCTGAGATTGTTCTTAGTGCCATTGTTTTTTTCTCCGTGTGTCGTTAATAAAAAATAAATTAAACACCAACTACTTCTTCAAATGCAACACCAGTTCTGGTGGCAACAAAATTAAGACCAATAAAGTTAATTGATCTTGCTGGTTGGACAAAAATGTCAGCAACAAATTCATTATTATCAACCACTGCTCCAGTATTATTTGTTTCGTCACAAATAACTCTGAAGTCAAAGATTCCTCTTTGAGCTTGAATAGTTCTAAGGAAAGGTTCAATAATATTTACAAAATTCGCTCTTGTGATTTCATCATTAAATTCGAAAAGTTGATCTCTTGCAGCAGCAGAGATCGCATCTTCCATGTAAATAAACAATCTGCGAACATTAATTCTATCAAAAGCAGATGATCTGCTGAGTCCAGTCTTATCACCGAAGAGAATAATTCCTCCTCCGGCATTAACCATGACTGGATTAATCCTATTTGAATAAAGTGTATCCCTTTGCTCTTGGTCTGGATTATATGCTAATTTTATCGCATTTAAAATAGAACCTCTTGCAGTTCCTGCAGGAGAAACCCATGGGAAAGCATTTGCATCATTTCTAGCACAAAGTCCGGCAATATCTCCATTTAATGGAACATATCTGAAGACCTTATTAAATCTATCATACATGTACTTATAACCACTATCAAAAATTGCATAAGATGAAGAGGAGATTGGACCATAGAAATCTAAAATATTGCTAGTAATTTGATCTCCGGAGTACATATTAACACTTTGTCCTGTAGAGGTATCATTTAAGAATGCTCCTCTATATGGAGAAATAAATGCAAGTGTATCCTGTCTAGATTCTGCAACTTCAATTAATTTATTTGCCAGTGCTTGAGCTTCTTCCTTTCCATGATTTGCTGCTCCCATAAGTAAGAAATCTATATTATAGAGTTCTTTATTTTTAAGGATGTCGTAACCGGATGATAAGTCACCAACAGTAACCGTGTATGCACCTGCTACATTATCTGTAGAGTTTCCATCATAATTTTTACCTGCGGATAAAGTTAAATTCTTTGCGCCAATAGCACCGTAAATAACTGCAGTTCCATCTGATTCTAAAGCATCTTGATCCCAACCAAAATCACTTACTGCAGTAAATCCAGAACTGAATCCAGTTGCAACTGTACCTGTTGGTTCTCCGCCAGCAAAAATTGTGGATGAATTGTTGTAAAGATATTTTCTCCAGTGAATTGGAGATCCTGCAGAGATAATAGCATCAGAAGCTTTGGAAAGTCCGATGTGTTTCTCTAAGATAGTTCCTTCATTTCCAGTAACTTTACCTTCACCATCAATAACAACAACATGAATCTCATCAAATCTAGATCCTCTTGATCCAGCATAATTGGATGTTTGTGGTCTTGGTGCAATTGTATTCCACTTTTGAGTTGTTCCGCGTGTATCAACTACATAAGTTTGATTATCAAACCAATCTGTTTGTGCGTTAACATCTCTTAAAGAATTTGTTCCACCGCTAAGGAATGAACCAACCTGCACAAATTCTGCGTCATTCAAACGAAGAATTCCACCAGCATTTACTTTGGATGTAAGATCAGCAGTGGTTGTAATTCCAATTAAAGTATCATCATTATCAATAGCAGTGCTTAAAGTACCAACGTCTGCATATCTAGTGAAATGTTTTACTGTAGATTCGTCAGTATGTGCTGCAGCAGATGTTCCAAACTGTCCTCTTACAACGCCAGTAAGAGTATTTCCTGAAATTTGTGCAGCAGAAAGACTAATAATCTCATTTCCAATTACAAGATATTTGTCTGCACCCGTTGAAATTCCTGATATGGAATCTACAGAAAGTGAAGTTGCTCCAGATGATAAATCAGCAGAACCTGCTTCATCGAGAACTGTTGATGTCTGTAAATAGAATGCATCAATTGCAGTTCCAACTCCAGCAGAAACCGCCGAGCTTGAAAGATGTCCTCTAGTTACAGTTGCTGATGTTGTTGCTGCGCCAGCATTAACAGTCAGTGAACCGCTACCAGTGACAAACTTGTAAACACCATTCTGGGTATAATCAATCGCAGTTTCAGTTCCTGCAGCAGATACATGAGAAACAAACTTAACATTGGCGGTGTTTGTAGCAACATCAACACCAGTAATAATCCCTTTAAAGTATCCGTCAAGTAAAGAAGTTGATCCAGCACCTGCTATCACTTTTCCAGCAGCAGATTGGGAAACGCCAATACCAACATCTCCAGCACTGACAGTATTGAGACTTAAAATTTGGTCCGCATAGGAGTCAATAATAGCAACTTTAACTCCGTTTGCCCAAGAACCTGGATTTCTTGCAACTACAGTTGTTCCAGTAATTGGGCTTTCATCGTAACCCTTAAAGTTATAGTCATCAGTGCTCTTAACTTTTAAGGATACTCCTTGATCGTTAGCATTTTTAAGATTGGTGCTATCAGATCTTAACACTCTTAATTGGGAACCATATGCTAAGAAAGAAGATGCTACCATCCAACTTTCATAGTGCTTATCAACAGGAGAGGGTCCTGAGAATGTATTCAATAGAGCGTTTTCGTTTCTAATTAGAATTGGGTCTTCTACTGGACCTCTAGCAAAAGGAGCGACTAAACCGCCGATAGCATCCGATGTTGGATCAACTCTACCAGCTGTTAAATCAACTTCTCTTACTTTAATTCCAGGAGATGCTAAGTTAATTGGCATCTTTACCTCTCTCCGAATATCAGGTTATTTTCTGAAATTATTTATTAAAATGCCTACTTTCATCGGGGAAACAGTGCATGAACATCACCAATCCGGATAATCTGAATACTTTTTTTCTTTTTTCTTCCTTTTATTATTTTTCAACCTATTCCTTCTTATTCTTTCCTTTGTACATTCTTTACACTCATATGAATATGAAGATGCAATATTTGTTTTGTTTTTTCTAATTAAGTAAAAATCTATCAATAAGTTTTTTACCTCTCCACAAGACCTACACTCTCTATCAAGAAATAATAAATGTTCTAACTCTACCTGATCATTTAAATCATTTAAATCCATCAAATATAATCCCACATATAAGAAGCATCTCCATATTCATCAGTATGCCACCTATCACCATTACTATCTGTAAATGATTCCATATCATTTATACCATCAACAATAAATCCAAATGGTGCCATATCTTGATCAATTTGATTTTTTTGTTCCTCATATATTCTCTTCCGAACATCATTGTCCGTCATTTCTTTAAAATAATCCTGTGCGACCAACCAAGAGAATATAACAAGACACATTGCCAAATCATCATTACACCCTTCCTCTGCTTCAAATGAATTATGCCTTTGTGCAAAAGTAGTTAATTCTGAAATAATATCATAATCTACCGTAAGAAGTTTATCATCTTCCATCAAAGTTTTTAAGTTGGAGCATCCCAACTTTTTAACTGCTGCAGTCATTCTTACACCAAGTTGAGTCTTTTTGCCACTGAAACCAGATCCAACAACTTGACCTGCACGACCTCTCATAGCACACATCAAAACATTTTCATACTCCAAATCGTATTGAAGTATTGATGCTACTTGATCACCAATATCATTTACTTCTACTAACAACCATGCTTCATTATATGCTTTCGCAACATCCAAAATTATATTTGGAAATAGCATAGGTTTAATTTCGTTATTCCTATATTTTCCAACAACTCTATACGGAAACTCTGTAATATCAAAAACAATAAATGCTGAATAATCATTACCCAAACCTCTGGCAACATCAATTGTCATTAAGTAATTGTGTTCCGGTTTTGGATCTTCATATATGTCTAATCCAGCATTTCTTTTAATTGGATTTTCATATATTAAATTTTTGAGTTTTGCTGGATTGATAAGAGTATTAACCGATCCTAAGAACTCACATTCAAACTCAACACGAAACTGTTGTTCTGAAGTATTTGAGATGGTTGTCTCTTTCCATTTTTCATCTCTACCAGGTACTTCCGACCAGTGAACTTCAGTTGGAACATATTCATTTCTTTCCTTTTCTGCATCGTGCCACATGCGGTAGAAATGATTCATACCATGTGGTGTGGATACGATAATTACTTTGGTGTTTTTACCAGAAGTAATAGTAGGATAAACAGATGCAAAGAACGAGTCAGCAAC